TTCGTAATAAATTGGGTCATAACCATTTGGTGTTGATACAACGATAACTTTACCACCAGTAGAAAGTGATGCCATACAAGCAGCCCAGAAATCACCATCAGCTTCGATAAACGCGGCCTCATCAAAGACAAGAATCGTTGGTGTATAACCTCTAAGAGCATCTCGTGATGTTGCAACCGCTTTTACTTCACAACCATTTGTTAATTTATAATGTCTTTGTGAATTTTTATCGGCAGAAAATCCAGTCCCAACCCATTTAGGCCATTGATCTACGAAAGCCCTAATTTTGTTTGCCATTTCCATTGATGTATCAAGTTTGTTGGCAATAATTAGGATTTTTTCTGGTCTTTCTTTTTTTGCAAAAACAAGTCTTTTTGATATCCACGCTGCCGTTACAGTAGAAACTCCAGCTTGACGATACTTTAATGCAATATTTTCTTCATAATCTTCATAATCGGTAAGTAGTGACACCTGATCTGGAAACAACTCCAAAGGTACGTATTTTGACACTGTGTTATCATATGTTTGTAGATATGTTCTTAAGGCGTATGAGGTATCTTTCATACACCTTACATACTCAAGCATTATTTGTTCTTTTGATAAACTCATAAAGATATTTTAATATAAATATCAAAACCCCCAGTTATTTTCATAAAGGGGGTTTTGTTTGATAATATATTATTTTTTTATAAACCTAGTTTTGTTAAGATGTCATCACCATCGTCATCATCGTCGTCATAGTCATCATCATCGTCATCATCTTCTTTATATTTTTTGTAGTTAGCTTTTGCTTGTTGTAATAACTCATTAAACTTTTTCTTTACTTTTTCATTATCTGATGAATTATCTGAAATAACATTTGCGATTACATTTTTTAAAAATTCTTCTGCTGGAATACTATAAAGTAGTTGCTCAAAGAAAGGAATGTATTTTTTACCTTCGTTATCTAGAGTTAATTCATCTGGAAGTAATGTTCTTAATTTTCTTACAAGCTCACCACCAACACGGAAGTTCATTGGTTCATTAACCATTGTATCTGTTTGACCAATTACTTGTGTTGCCATTTCTGGGTCCATATCTTTCCATTGCGCTCTTGATTGTATCATTGAAAATGATTTGAATAATTCGTGAAGTAAGATTGGGAATATTAATCCGTTTGCGTAATACGTATCATTTCCATCTTCTTCTTCACCTCCTTGGTCGTCGTCGTCGTCATCGTTACTTTCTTGTTTTTTACCTGCAGCACCAGCAGCATTTCCACCAAGTGCTTCAATTAAATCTTCATCGGTAAAATACATTAAATCGTTTGCACCCATAATTTTATTATAAAGTGGATATAATCCTGGATTAATAGCATCTAATCTATCTTTATACATTTGGTAAGCAAACTGACCACGTTTTCCTTTACCCATTATAATTGCGTTAATTACATTTCTCTTTTCAATTTCTAATTGTTTTTGTTCTTCTGGCGTTAGTTCGTCAATATCAAATGAAAAATTTGGAGGTAACGGAAGTTTTTGTTCTTTTTGTGGTTTCATTTTAAAAATTCCTGGGTCAATTGCTTGTTCACCCAAAAATGTTAACATATTAACAAAATCAAATTCATATATAACACCACCATCTTTTCTTTTCTTAACAACTAGGCCTTTTTCAATTGCTTGTTCCATATTATCAGAATAAGGTAACCAACCTTCTTCTTTTGCGGCAATCTCAACTGCCAAATCTCTTAATTGTTCTTTATACCTAGGCTCAAGTTGCATAGCCTGTCTAACAGCTTGCATTTGTGCCATTTGTATTGCCATTTTAACTTGTGGATTTGTGATATTTTGTTCAGTACCAAAATACCTTTTCACATAATCAACAACTTCTTTAAATCTTTTACCAGCAATTTTTTCAACATCTGAAACACCACCTCTAAAAGCTCTATTTTTTGCGTAGATACCTTCTGGATCCTCAATTCTTTGTTGAGTCCTTGGGTGCATTCTTTCTGGATAATCACCGTAATCAACAGGCGCTTCCTTTACTATCTTTCTTACAAGTCTTTCTAATTCTCTATTTCCCATTTTTTATTTATTTAAAATTGATTCTATTGCTGACATAAAGTCATTTTTTTGTTCTTCAGCTTTTGGTTGTTCTTGGACACCTGGATTTGGATCTTTAAAAGGGTTACCTTTTCTTCTTGTTGGTGTTTTAGTTTTTTCCCTTTCCTTTGTTCTTTCTTTTTCCCTTGTGTTTGCTTTTGGTTGTTCCTCAACACCTGGATTAGGGTCTTTAAAAGGATTTTTTCTTGTTGGTGTTTTAGTTCCTGGTTTTGTTTTAGTTTTCTCCTTTTCTTTTGTGTCTTCTTTCATTTCCTTAGATATACTTGTTAATCTCCCAATTGGTAAATTCATTTTACCATTCTTTTGAAACATAGTATTTTTCTTTGGTTGTTTCAACATAAAATTTTCTGACTTATCAACCTTTTCTTGAATTGTTCTTAGTAACTCACCTTTTGTCATACTTGGCTCAATGTGTTTTTCAATCATACCAAATATTTGTTCCTCTAGATATTTTTCGTAATCTTCTTCAGTTCTTTTTTTAGTTGTTTTTTCTGGCATATCTTTATATTGTTTTTTAGACGTACTATCTGAAAATTCTTTAGCTAATTCACACCATTTCTTTTTCTTAACACCTTTACTTGTATTACATTTTGCCCAAAAGAATCCTTGTTGTGCTTTTGATTGAAATTTTTCGGTTACTTCGCCAGAAGTCGCACCAATAATTGGTTCTGGTGATGTTACAATCGTTTGTGTACCACTTTTTGTTACTGTAGCAGGACCAGTTGTTGCAACTTCACCTGTTGAATTAATTTGTGCTTGATTAACTATTTTTTTTGTGATTTGTGCTTGTTCCTTAGTTTCAAATTTTTCAACCAGGATTCTTATTTGGTTTGGTTTCATTTTTGATATCGTGGTAAAATGGATTCCATTTTCTAATAATATCTCAACATTTCTTTTAGTTTTCATATACTACTTTTTTTTCAAATTGTAACACAAGATCTCTCTCGTATAATTTATCTTTTACGTCTTGTTCTTGGTCTCCATATTTAAAAACCAATCTTTTAACTAATGAGAAATCAATCTCGTCTTCTTTCTCCCAACCTAAAGCAATAACACCATCAATTGAATCTTGAACAGAAAATACATCAGAATTTTGTACCAACTCCAATGTAATTTCATTATGTGTTAATGTCCCAACCTTTTTTACATGGTCAACATCTGGTGGACTTGGGTAACCATTTGCCGGTCTTGCTTCCCAATTTTCACCCCAAACATCTTCCAAAGAATTACCAAAAATAAATTCATAAATGTTTTCACCCTTATAATTAGGACCCAAACCATTTATGTATAATAAGTAACTCATATTACCAATCCGTTGATTGTAATTTTTGTGTTAATAACTCCTTCCTTAAATACCAAATTTCCTTTATTGGTTTTTCCAACAAGGGTAGAAACTGGGTTTTTTTTCATATATTTTAATGCAATTCTTTCTTGTCTGATATTTTCAGAAAGATTTTTAACATTCATATAATTTGTTTCTTTTAATTTTTCGTGTTTTTCTATTTTTTGTATTTTTTTCTTTTCTTCAGAAATAATTTCTTTTTTCTGTGTTGTAAAATATTGTGAAATAATTTTATCAACTTTTGATTCTCCAAAAGTACCGTGTGAAAAATGGTTATATGTGTGTCTCGGTTCTCTAGCACCTTTTCTGGTGTGTTCTTCGCCCCATTCACCAGTCATATCTTTTAGACCTTGTGCCATTTCTGATTTAACACGATGATTAATTGCATCACCAAGTGTTGCCATTTCACCTAAATCATATTCTGTCATTTCACCGCCAGCTGGTGGTGGTGGAGGTAATGCACCTTCTTCTTCATCAGACGTTGGTTCTGGTAATTCTTCATCACCCATTTCTTCATCTTCGATATCTTCATCTTCTTCTTCGTCACCTTCTTCATCAAAATCACCTTCTAATCTTGAAATAATTTCTTCTAAATCGTCATCATCTAACAAATCAACGTCAAGTGCGGACAAAATAGAATTTATGATGTACTTAACATCATTAGGATCCATATCATCTTCACTATTATATTTTCTAATTCTTTGTGCTAATTTACCTGTAAGTTTTTGAATTACTTTAAATGTAGATCCACCTTCTTTTTTTGATTTTCCTTCATCATCCGATTCTTCTTCATCATCCATATCATCCATTGGTGGTGGAGGTAATTCTTCATCGTCCATATCATCATCCATTGGTGGCGGAGGTAAACCTTCTCCACCCATATCATCCATTGGTGGCGGAGGTAAACCTTCTTCTCTAGTCGCTCCCATATCTGGTGGTGGTAAACCTTCTTCACTCCCCATATCACCCATAGGTGGCACTGCCGGCATTGGTGCCGGAGCTGCTACTGGTTCTGGTGGAAGTAAAGTCCCTTCATCTCCAGTTGGTTCAGTATTTTTTTTACCAGGAAGCTTTAGTTTGAACTTTTTTTTTTGCTCGGTAAATAAAGACATACCCTCTTCATTTCCGTACATTTGGTTAAAGTCTTTAGCTATAAGGTTTAACTTTTTCAATGCCTGTGAGTAAGAAGGAAAATATTTTCTATTTTGGATAGGTTCAATATAGTCAGAATTAATATCATCATAACTTTCTTTAATTATATATCCCAATCTTTCTCTTACGATTGTATACGTTTTACCGTCAGCTAATTCAGCTGTATATTCTGTTTTTTTATCTTCATTTACTGGTTGTGGAATAGATTCGTTGTATCTGGCAATTTCCATAATTCTACGAATTTTATCCATTCCTTCCAACTTTTCACTTCCGATAGGTCTTAATCCTCCCATAGTATATTTTTTTGAATTAATTATTTTTCTTAATAAATATATCGATTATTAAGATTATTTTATTTTTTAATAAATTATTGATTCATAGATAACTTTTTATCTAGAATCTTTGTTGTTGAATCGTGTAATTTCTCAATATATCCATTTCTTCTTAGAATTTTAAAAACAAGATTTTCTGTTGAGTACTCGCCTCCATTTTCAAGACCACACGTTCTATATTTTTTTAACTTATCTTTATATTTCTGAACCATTTCTTTTGCCGTACTTGCGTCTTCGTCTTTTATTGTGTCTAGCAAATCATCTATTATATTCATCCACTGTTTAGCCTTTCCTTTTATTAATTCTTTATCAACGGTTACATCTTCTTTTTCTGGAACATTTGCCCATTCATCAAATAATATTGAATAAACACCACTTGAAAAATGTGATTCGGTTTCATTTTGGACATATAATTCAACTTCATAACCTTTTATTGTAATGTCGTGTTTTTGATTGAATAACATTTTTTTCAAGTTGAATAGTTTTTCATATAGTTCGATTTGATTTTCTTGGTATTGTTGAAAATTTGTAACAATGTGTAAATCAAAATCAGAGTACTTTGACCAATTATAATTAGAAAGCGACCCGGTAAGGATTATATCGGTAACAACAATCTCAATATCCAAAAATTCAATAAATTCATAAGCAATTTCAAGTAACCTTTCCCTTATTTCGGGTTTTAATTTTGGTTCTTTTTTATTACCTTCCCAAACTTTTGGGTTTAATTCATTTTGGGGTTCAAAACTTTTTAATAATTCGGTGTTCATTAAGTATAAATATTATGAAAATGAATTAACTCAATTTCTTATACTTAAAAGTTTTTGAAATGTTTGTGTTAAAAAACGAACCTTGTGATTTTGCTGATCTAAATGAAGTGTAAGTTTGGTGTGGGACATCTTCATATTCGTATTTCATACCGTTTTTAAATTCTGTAATCATTTTTTTTGTTTCGGTATCATATTCAGTTCTAACGATATTTGAAGACTCAACTTCATTTATGATTTTTGTTCCTTTAATTTCTTCTTTAGTGATTGCCATATTGTAAAATTTTATAATAAATATTATAATAACACAAAATCAATTGTATATGATAGTCAGTTTTAAATTATTGACATGCCATAATTTTATGTCTAAAATTAAATAAAAAATTAAATATGGCAATAGAATTTGTAGATGACGGTGATAAGGGTAAAAAGAAAGATGGTGGTACCCCAGTTTTAGATAATTTCAGTAAAGATTTAATAAAAGCAGCGGAGCAAGGTAAATTGGACCCAGTAATTGGTAGACAAAAAGAAATCTTACGTATTGCTCAAGTATTATCTAGAAGAAAGAAAAATAATCCAATTATTATTGGTGAACCTGGTGCTGGTAAGACAGCAATTGTGGAGGGTTTGGCTATGATGATTCACGCCGGTGAATGTCCAAAAAACTTGGCGGATAAACGTATTGTGTCTTTAGATATTAATTCTATTGTTGCTGGTACAAAATACAGAGGGCAATTTGAAGAAAGAATGAAGGTTATAATCGAGGAGTTACAAGCGACCCCAAATATTATAATCTTTATTGATGAAATTCACACAATGGTTGGTGCGGGTAATAGTTCTGGTTCTTTGGATGCCTCCAATATTTTTAAACCAGCATTATCAAGAGGTGAGATTCAATGTATTGGTGCGACAACACTTGATGAATATAGGAAACATTTTGAAAAAGATGGTGCTTTAGAAAGAAGATTTCAAAAAATTATTGTTGATCCATCAACAAAAGAAGAAACGTTTGAGATTTTAAAACAGAGCAAAGAAAAATACGAAGAACACCACAAAGTACATTATACTGATGAATCACTTTGGTTGTGTGTTGAATTAGCTGATAGATATATTACCAATCGTGAATTTCCAGATAAAGCATTTGATATTTTAGATGAGGTTGGTTCACGTATGCAAATTGATATTAAACTCCCTGAACACATTGAGATATTAAAACAAGAAGCTGTTGATATAAAACAAGAAAAAGCCGATGTAATTAAAAAACAAAAATACGAAATGGCGGCAGAACTTCGTGATCGTGAAAAAAGTATCTTAATTAAACTTGATGAAGAAAAAAGGAAATTTGAAGATGATTTAAGTACTAGTAAGCGTGGTATTCCGGAAGATTTGATTTATGAGGTTGTTTCAAATATGACCAAAATACCAGTTAATAAAATTAACATTGATGAAAAAAATTCACTCGTTAATCTTGAAAATTCTTTAAATGAATATATAATTGGCCAGGAAGAAGCGGTTAAGAAAATATCAAAAGCGATTAGAA